CTATTTTTCGTTTCCAATTTTGTTGCCAATTTTACCGTTCTCCGATGGGCTGGACGAGAAAAAGCTCCGAAAGCCCTGCGCCATTTGGGCAATATCCTTCTGCGCTACGTGCGTGTAAATTTTGTGCATCGTCTCGTCATCTGCCCACCCGCCAATTTTCATTGCTATCTTTTTCGGCATCTGGAGGTGATAAGCCAGAGACGCGAAGCTGTGCCGCAATCCGTGGTTCCCGACTTTCGGCAGGCCGTTGGCGGAACAAATCTCGTTTATCCTTGTGCATATCCACCCGCCGGTCAGGTTGACGACATAGCCTTCCTTGTTATCAACTGCCTTTAGTGCTTCCATCAGCGGCTCAATAATCGGCACCGTGCGCCGGGAAGAATCGTTTTTATTCTGCTTCTTGTGAACCAGCTTGCCGCCGTCCCCGGCCACTCTTGCCCCGTGGACATATATTATTTCGTTCTTGAAATCGACCTTGTCCCACGTCAGCGCCAGCATCTCCGACCTGCGCAAGCTGGATAATTCCAGCAGGGCGGCGATTTCTATCGATTCCCCTTTTATGGCTTGCAGGAACACCGGTATCTGATCTGGGTCAAGGTACGGCTTTTCGTTGTGTTCCTTTTCCGGCAGGGTCACCCGCGGCCTGCGTCCGGTTTCCTCGAATATCGCTGCGGAAATCAGCATCCACACGTTTTTGATATATTTCGGGGACAGCGATTTTGCTTCCCTGCGGATGGCGGCTTGCCACTGTTCGTCCGTGGTGGTGTACACGTCAGCCGCCATCATGCTTTGGAAACGCTGCTTGCGGTAGGATTCATACGCATAAATCGTTGACGGCGACTTGAATCCCTTCCGGGCGGCTATATATTTATCAAGCGTGTCCCCCAGCGTCTTCCCCCGCTTACCGGGCGCGGCCTTTGCTTCGATAACGCCGTTTTTCAAAGCGAGATATTCGGCTACGCATTCATCATATGTATCTTTCGTAATGGATACGCGGCGATCCTCTATCAATACACGTGTGTGCCACGCCCCGGAGGGGAGCTGCTTAATTTTGGGGAGCCTGATTTCCGGCTCCTTCTTTCTTTTTGCCATTTCGTTCGCCTCCACTTAAGAGCCTGTGGAAAATCAAAAATGCCGTGAGCATAAAAACAGCGGCGATTCCTGCCGCACCAAATAAAATTACCGCAGAAATCTTTTCGGAGCGAATCAGCCCCATTTTCGTGTTCCGGGCATCCAGCACCATATAGATTATGAGTACCGCCGCCAGCAGAATGTTTAACGCGCACTGCCCGTAAATCAAGGGCTTATCTTCCCTTTGCGCGGATGCAAGCGCACTGTCTTTTTCTGAAAGGGCGTCGCTTTGCTTGCGGATTCTGGTATCCCGGGCAGATATTCCCGCCTCCTGAATCCGGCTCCGATCAAGGAGGCGGGATATTGCGGCGTCCTTTTCTTGCAACATTTCGTCTTTGTGATCGAGTTCAAGCTGCAAAAAATCCACGGTAACGGAATCGTCGCTTTTCTGCGGGGAAAGCCCGATAAGCTCGTCTGCGGATAATTCCAGGCTTGCGCATAGGGCACACACATCCATGAAGCCCGGGTTCATCAGCGTACCGGCAAAGAAACGGTTTAGGGTCGTTCGCGGTATCCCGGTCTCGTCGGCCAGCTGCTGAATGGTCTTGCCTTGCTGCTGCTTGGCGGCCTTGATTTTTTCCACCAACGTCAGACTTTGCTCATGCAGCGCCAAAATACGGTCCTCCGTGGGCAAAATAACTCGCTCCTTTCATTTTGGCACACGAAATCTACGCCGTGTAAACGGATTGTACGATTTGCACGTTTACATTTGCAGTGGTAGGGACTATGGTAAAGGTGCAACCGGCAAGGGACACACGGCGTTACCGGCGGCAAGCCCCGCCACCTTGTGGCACGGGTGGCGGGGCAAATTATCCACATTCTTGTAAATATTTGTCACGCAAATAGTCAGCTAGTGCAATATTAGAGGCGTCCAGTTTGCCCTTGTATTCCATAAGTGCTTCGTATGCCTTTGCAATTCTATTCCTTTTCCCAGTTGCGGTTTTTAAGCTTTTTGCCTTCATATCAACATCAGCAAAGTATTTCTTAATAAATTCGTTGGTATTATCGCTAAATCCATCTTGCAGTTTTTGTAATGCTTCGCTGGGCTTTGCCCCGGACAGTGGAAGATATTGCTCGATGGATGCCAGATGACCATATCTTTCAAGCAAAATATTCATCCGAGAAAAGAACACACCAGGGTCTGAAGTTTCATCAACAATGGTTGAACTTTCTCTAATGATTCTCAAATCGTTCTCGGCCATTTGCACGTACATCTTCTGTTGACTGCGCGATTTGGAACTTTGGGTTGTGGCCAACTTCCGCGTGTGGGATATGCCCGTTCCCGGAATTGACGAACGGGCTGCTATATCACCTTTTGAGTTGACGGTTACGCCGCCATGCTTTCCGCCGATACTTATGCTGGTTGTTTTCTTCCCGAAATTTAACTTGATTCCCGGTATGATTTTAACACTTTTTCTAAAATTCCACCCCATAACATTGCCCCCTTATCATCTAGATCTTTCTTTAAGCTTGCAGATATTCTGAATATACCCTGCAACTTTATCTTGATATACAGGATCTTTAATCTTTTTCAGAATTTGCAGAGCGTCTTCATACCGCTTGACTTTGATGTATAAATCAGGGAGCCGGAATGTCCAGCGGGAACCGTTGAACGCAAGGCCGCCGTTATCCCATATGGATTCCCAAAATTTGATTAGTTCATCAATATCACCGGTTTCCTCAAATTTACGCTCGGCTTCCTTGATTTTAGAAAACTGGTGATCCTGCAAATCGAGATGATCATCCAAGGCTTTTAACTCTCTGTATAATTCTGGGTTTGACTCTTTATAAGAATCTGTAATTTCTTTGCTCCTTTTTCGGCTTTCAGCAACATGCTTTTCAGAATAATGGCGTAATTTCTCCTCCTCGTCCATAACGATATCCTTCCAGCCCCTTCCGTCTCCTGAACCAATGATTGTATTTATAGTCCAAACGTTAAACTCATAACCGAAAGGCGACCCTTCAATAGTTTTATTCGGTGACTTGTGCATATACGGGACATACCCGTTTTCTTGCAGTTCGGCTTCGCCTTTTCGTGTCAGTTTATATTTTCTGTCGGCGATAAAGGATTCAAGGGCTTTGGTAGGAGCAACGGCTATGATCTGCGAAACAATATCAGCCTTTTTACCGGATACTGAAATGCCGAGAGAATCGGCCATCTCCTTGAGTTTAGGGATCGTTAGAGATGGAAGCATTTCAGCAGCGGTGCAATACTCTATAAAGCCACGCTCTCGGAGAGAATCTAACTTAGCGCCTACATTCCGTATGCCATATTCAAACCACCAGAAACCGGGGTATCCGTTTTTGGGATGTGGGTATGTACCATATGAGCAGTATTCCAGTAAAAGAATTTCAGCCACATATAATCCAGATTTAGACGGGAAAGAAATTCTTTTTCGTTCTTCAAACGGGATTACTCGCTTCTGTAAATAATTGCCGTCTGCCCCGGTAATGGCTGTTGGCGCTGTATCCGTGTAATATTCGGCTGGACGGTAGTGTTGCTTTTCGGATTCCGGGATAGGCGGCTCTTGCGAAAACTTCCCCGACTTGGATTTAAGGAAGTCAAATAATCCCATATAAACTCCTTCTTTCTATTGGCATCAGCAGGATGCTAGGTATTTCCACATGAAAATAATACCACGCTCGGAAAATAATTTCAACGAAAAGAAAAATTTTTGTGCATTTTTTTAATTAGTCCGATTTATTGGACATATGGCGTGCTATTATACGCTACGTAAGCAAACAAACGTTTATAAATACACAATGGAGGGTACAGACATGAAGGAAAGAGAAGAACTGATCCGGTACATATCCAATTTGGCAGAAGCAGACATGAAGAAAATCATTCAGCGTCTTCCAGAATTGATTTCAAAACTCGAAGCGCAAGGGCTGCCTGTTCGTCTGTTAAAGGATACACATATTGAATAAGCCGCGCTTTTACGTCAGACAGCTCACTGGGAACGGTGAGCTGTTCTTTTTTGTCGGCGCTGTCCCAACCCATAAGGAATGATGTCGTTACGCCGATTGCGCTTGCAATTTTTTCGAGCCGATCAATTGGAATCTTCTCCGTCTGCCCGGTAGCATACCGCTGTAAAGCAGACTTTGGAATACCTGTTTTATCCGATAAATCGCCATAGGAGATATCCTTGCAAGTTATCGTTTCTAGGATTCTCTTTGAAATATCGCTCATAATGGCACCTCCCTTCTGCGTATAGAATAACACGGTTATCCCAAAATTGCAATACCGGAACAAAAAATTTTTCAAAATTGTCCCAATTTTGGGTTGACAAATGAGGAGAAGCGTGATAGTATAAAGGCGTCCCAAAAATGAGACGGAAGGAGGGCAAAGCATGTCGACGAACAAGTTAAAAGGGAAGATTGTAGAAGCGGGATTTACTCAGCGGTCTCTGGCTCTGGAAATCGGTATGTCCAAAAACACATTGAATTCCAAGGTGAACGGGAAGATTCCGTTTAACACTATCGAGATAGAGGCTATATGCGAGAAGCTTGGCATCACCGACCCGGCAGAAAAGGCACTTATTTTTTTACACTAATCGTCCCAAAAATGGGACAAGCCTAGCAAACCAGATAACGGGAGGGAGTTGCCGATGGCGTCCAACACTTTCACACATTTCACAGGGAAAACAAAACGGTTTCAGACGCCGAAGCGAAAAAAGAAGCCAAAGCAAAAACGAGTTCACATGAACAAATACGAGCATTCGCGGAGGAGGTGACATAAAATGCCAAGAATCCGGCAATATGCCGAGCGCTACGCAGTGGAGGATTTTTGGAAAGAAATCGACCGCTGCTGTCCCCTGGCGGGGATTCAGAGCAACAACGCTGTAGCGCTGGAAGAAAAAACCGGGGTAGACCATCAGACCCTTCGGAACTACCGGAAGGGCAAAACCGAAATGCGGGTAAGCGTCCTGAAAAAGCTGGTGACCACCCTCCACCCAAACCCGGCGGTGATTCTGAAAACCCTGGGGTACTCTGAGAAGGAGATACGGGCGTTTGCGAGGGAATTGCAGTGATCAGCCACGCGGTGGCGTAGCGAGGCTGAGCAGTGGTAGGCGCTGCAAAGGCGAGGATAGCACGGGGAGGCGAAGCCGCGGCTTGGCACCGAGTGGCTGAGCAAGGGCTATGATCGGCTCAGCGGCGCAGCGCACAGCGTCGCAAGGGCATTGCATAGAATCGCTAGGCGAGGGCACGCACAGCAAGGGCACCGATAGGGACAACAAAGCAAGGCAGAGCAGAGGCAAGGGGAAGCACAGCTGGGCAATGGCACTGATATGGTGCGCGTTGCAACGAGAAAACCGCCCCCGGGCGTGCGGAACACCCGAGAGCGGCAGTCAATGGAAATCATCTTTATTTTACCAAAAGAAAGGGAAAAAGTCAAATGGAAATCAGCAAAATCAAGGCAAGAATCACATTTTTTGAGGAACTTCTTGGCACGTGCAGCGGGAACAAGGAGCTGCACCGGGAGTTCATCGCTTCCAAGGCTCCCGACGCCGAGAGCATGGAAGAGGAAGTCGCCGCAATCGGCGTGGACGGCATGATGGAGAAATCCATGACGGTATTCCCCCGGGACGAGAACGGGCAGCCGTTCCTGTATGACTACCAGATCAAGGGCTTTTTCAAGGATTCCTGCGGCGTTCTTCGGAAGGTTCCCGGCACCAAGGCCAGCAAGATCAAGGCGTACAAGAAGGAAATCGACGGCCTTCTATTCGTCTCCCCCCGAAAGATTCCCCTGAACCTGAACGGCGGCGAGATCGGCGTGTGTGAGCGCCCCCTCCGGGCATCCACGGCGCAGGGTGAGCGGGTTGCCCTTTCCAGCAGCGAGACAGCACCGGCAGGGACTTCCATTGAGATTCAGATCGATTGCCTGACCAAGGACATGCACGATCTGGCACTGGAATGCCTGGAGTACGGCAAGCTTCGGGGTATCGGCCAGTGGCGAAACAGTGGGAAGGGACGCTATACATACGAGCTGATTTAAGGCGCAAGGGCATAGCCTAGCTTGGCCTCGCTCAGCAATGGCCTAGATATGAGATGCGTTGCAGAGGCATGGCAAAGCATCGAAATCCTATGCAATGGCGCAGCACAGCACAGCTCGGAAAAGCATGGATTTGAAATCTACGGCAGAATGCCGAAATTGAAAGGAGTTATTTATGTCGAAATACAGAGTTGGGGATAAGGTGCGGATTGTAGACCACCGCACCGATAACATGAACCCTCTCGGAGAAATGGACAAGTGGCTGGGAAAAGTCATGACGATCAGAGGTCTCGATTGGTTCGGATATCGGATGGAGGAAGATTACGGCGAATATTACGGATACGGCTGGCAGTGGGAGGATAGCATGATTTCCGGCCTTGTGGAGCCTAGGCGGGAACCCTGCACCGTGGAACTCCGCTTTGACGGGATGATTACCACGGCCACGCTGAAACGGGGCGGGCGGGACGTAAAGACCGCAGAAGCCCGGTGCAATCCGAAGGATACCTACAGCAGAGCGGAGGGCGCAAGGGTCGCCGTTGATCGGCTGTTTGAGAAGAAGCGCAAGGAGGACAAGCCAAAGGAGAGAGCAAGCCGAAGATCGGGGACAAGTTCGTTGTCACGGTAAAGGGCGGTAAGTTTGACCACGGTTTCGGCATCGGTGACATTGTTACGCTGGTACGTATCCAGCAGGACGGATGTTTCGGCTTGGTTGACAAGAGCGGCTTCATACAAGTACTTCATCCGAGTGAGGTTCGCCCCTACAAGGAGAAATCCAAATGATGCCAAGATGAAGGGAGATTGAAAGTGATGAAAAAGCGGCTTGCAAAGAAGCGCGCAAAGGCATTTCTGGAAGGCCGGATGGCGTACCCAAAAATTGAGGATACGGTCCTCTATAGCACCGATGGTGACTACTGCGTAAAGGTGGTTGCCGTGATGCCGGAACCTGTTCGGCGGGAGGTTTACGCCTACGCCCGCCGGGCTGGGTGGGATGGCAACCACTGGGACGCGCCGGATGTGCTGAGCACTTTGTATCCGGATGAGGTGGCAAAATGATGCCGAACGAGGTTGCCCAGCTTCGCACCATGGCGGAGATGAACCGCCGCTTGCGCCGGGAAAATGAGCATCTGCGGGAATCCCTTTTGATGGGATCGAAGGAAAGCAAGGCGTTTGACGATGAGAACGTGGAGCTTTTCGACGTAGTCCATAAAAACCACGACAGGAGGTGAACGATATGGCAAGCAGGAATAAACCCATGGATGCCCGGTGGGAGCCGGTGCCGGAGAACCGGAAGCCATTTAATATCAAGGAATGTGTTTTCCGTGTGCTTCCCTATGCGGGGCTGAATCTGGTGCTTTTCTGGTGGCAACAGGCCGGTTTGCTGGCAGACAAGGCGGCAGTTCCCGCAATGTGGGTGTGCGCTATCCTGATGGGTGCCGGTATCGGGCGTTGCATCAGAGGGCGATAAAAAGCCGCCCCCGATGTTACAGCACCGGGGACGGCAAGCGATATAAAAATCTCTTCCATTTACACAGTATATCAAATAAAGAAAGGAAAGTCAATGGACGTTTTTGATAGCATAGAGCCGTGGCGACAGGCTGAACAGTTGGCGGCGGATGCCGACTTTCGGGAAGCGGCACTCCCGAAGTGTGCTAGGTGCGGATATCCCATCACAGACAGCAAACTGGTATATATCCCGGCGCATGATGAGTTCTACTGCCTGGATTGCATCGATTCCATGACGGAGTTCAACGAGGAAGCGGAGGTGGAGGAATGATACGGAAAATTCCAACCGCGACCATGAGCAAAGAGGAATGGACAGCGCTGCGCGCTACCACCATTGGTGGTTCGGATGCCGCCGCCATTCTTGGGCTGAACCCCTACAAGTCACCGTATGCCCTGTGGGCGGAGAAAACCGGGAAGGTCATCCCGGAGGATATTTCCCAGAAAGAGGCGGTACGGCTTGGCACGGACTTGGAGGACTATGTTGCACACCGATTCATGGAAGCAACTGGGAAAAAGGTGCGCCGGGAGAACTACACCGTGTTCCGAGACGATATGCCCTACGCCCACGCCAACTACGACCGGCTGGTCATCGGTGAACGGGCAGGATTAGAGATCAAGACCACGAACGCGCTCCACTTGAGCAAATTCAAGAACGGCGAGTTCCCGGCTACTTACTACGCGCAATGCTGCCATTACCTTCTTGTGTCCGGCCTTGATCGCTGGTATCTGGCGGTTCTGGTTCTGGGCATTGACTTCAAGGTGTTCGTCATCGAGCGGGACGAGGCAGAGCTGGAAGCCCTGAAAGAGGCGGAGGAAAGCTTCTGGGAGAACGTTCAGAGCGAAACGCCCCCGGCCATTGACGGCATGGATTCCACCATTGACGCCCTGAACGCAGAGTTCCCGGCCAGCGATCCGGACAGCGAAATGGATTTGACCGGCTGTGCCGTTGATCTGGCGATCATGGACGAATGCGGGCAGCAGATCAGGGCGCTGGAAGAAAAGAAAGCCGCCGCTCAGGCGCGTATCATGGAGGCCATGGGAACCGCCGAGCGGGGCGGATACGGGAGCTACAGCGTCACATGGAAAACGCAGAAACGCTCCACGTTCGACAGAAAGAAGTGGGAGAAAGACCACGGGGGAATCCCACAGGACTATTTCAAATCTTCGGAAAGCAGAACTTTCCGGTTCAAAAAGGAGAATATTTAATGGCAAACGTGATTCAGAATGCCGCCGCTTCTACTCAGGCGGTAGCGAAAAAGAAAAACCCCAGCAGCATTCAGGACTACATTGAGGTGATGAAACCCGCCATTCGGGCGGCGCTGCCCAGCGTGATGACCCCGGAGCGGTTCAGCCGCATTACCTTGTCGGCACTGAGCGCCAACCCGAAGCTCAAGGAATGCACCCCTCAGTCTTTCCTTGGCGCTATGATGACCGCCGCACAGTTGGGCTTGGAGCCGAATACCCCTCTTGGGCAGGCTTACCTGATTCCCTTCCGCAATCACGGCCAGATGGAGTGCCAATTCCAGCTTGGCTATAAGGGGCTTATCGATCTGGCCTACCGTTCCGGTGAGGTTTCCATCATTCAGGCGCACACCGTATACGAAAACGACGAGTTTGAGTATGCCCTTGGCCTTGACCCGAAGCTGCGGCACGTCCCCGCCAAGAGCAACCGCGGCAAGCCCATTGCCTACTACGCCATGTTCAAGACCAAGGACGGAGGCTACGGATTTCAGGTTATGAGCATCGAGGAAGTTACCGAGCACGCGAGAAAGTTCTCTAAGAGCTTCGGGGATGGCCCGTGGCAGACCAATTTTGACGAGATGGCAAAGAAAACCGTTCTGAAAAAGGTGCTGAAATACGCCCCGCTGAAATCCGACTTTGTGCGCGGTATGGCTCAGGACGGCACCACAAAGACGGATATTTCCTCCGACATGACAGATATCCCGGACATGACTGAGTACATCGACGTTGACCAGGCCACCGGCGAGGTGATTTCTCAGGAGGCGGGCAATGCTTAACCAGATCAGCGTTCAAGGGCGTCTTGCCCGCGACCCGGAGCTGCGGAGAACAAATTCCGGCAAGGCCGTGATCAGCTTCACGCTTGCCTGCGACCGGGACTTCAAGAACCAGCAGACCGGCGAGAAGGAAGTTGACTTTATTGAATGCGTCGCATGGGGCGGCACCGCCGAAATGGTGGAGAAGTACTTCCATAAAGGCCAGATGGCCGTAGCGACCGGCAGATTGCAGTTGCGGGACTGGACGGACAAGAACGGCCAGAAGCGCCGTCAGGCGGAGATTTTGGTAAACAGTATCTATTTCTGCGGAAGCAAGGAAAGCGGCACTCAGGCCAGCTCTGGGGCTGACAACGGATACAGCGCTCCGGCGTATCAGGCTCCCGCCCCTGCGGCGAACTTCGTAGAGTTGGAAGACGACGACGCGCAATTGCCGTTCTAGGCCGGAAAAATCAATCTTTCCTCAAAAAGATTGACCGTATAGTTTGCATTTTCCCTTGGCGGTGGGTGGTCAAACCGCCAACTCCAAAGGAAGGAGCGAAAACGTGACGATTGAATTTACGATTCCCGGCGTTCCACAGGGCAAGGAACGCCCCCGCTTCACCCAGAACGGTGCGACATACACCCCAAAGAAAACGAAGGACTATGAAAAGCTGGTGGCATGGGCATACCAGTGCGAAGCCCACGGGGCAAAGTTCACCGGCACTGTCCGGGTTGACATTGCGGCAATCTACCCCGTTCCCCATTCGTGGAGCAAGCGTAAGCAGGCCGAAGCGATTGACAATCGGATTCTCCCCATGGTGAAACCCGACTGGGACAACATAGGCAAGATTGTGTGTGATGCCCTGAACGGTATCGCCTACAAGGATGATGCAGCTATCACAGACGCCACAGTCTGCAAGCGGTACGGCACCCGCCCATGCGTGGCGGTTCGCCTCACCGGAGAGGAGGCACCCCGTGACACAGTGTGAGCGTATCCTGCGGCATTTGCAGGACTACGGGAGTATCACTCAGGCCGAGGCTGTTACCGAGTACGGCTGTTACCGTCTGGGTGCTAGAATCTGGGATTTGAAAGCGCAAGGCGTACCCATCAAGAGCGAAACCGTCACCGGGAAGAACCGGTACGGGAAGCGGACGTGCTTCGCGCGGTATTCGCTGGAACACATGACCGGAGTGAGGTAGCACATGGCAATCAAAAGCGGACTTGATTTCTTTCCGCTTGATGTTTGCTTGGACAAGAAATTTGAACCGATAGAAGCAGAATATGGCTTGACAGGATTTGGTGTAATCGTTCACTTGCTGCAAGAGATATACGGCAAGGAGGGTTATTACATTGAATGGACAGAGGAGGTTGCGCTTTTGTTCGCCCGAAGATGCGGGCTGGGTGGGAGCGTCGTTTCCGAAATAATAGAGGCTTCTATCAGACGAGGGATGTTCGACAAAGAGATATATGACAAGTATCACGTTCTGACTTCACGGGGAATTCAGAAGCGGTACTTCGAGGCAGTCAGCCGCCGTAAAGGTCTTGAAGTCGATTACAACATCCTTCTGGTCGAGTGCGCCAAAATTTGCCCCAATGTAAACATTTCAAGCAGAAATGTCAACATTTTTTCAAAAAATGCTGACATCCGAAGACATAGTAGAGTAGAGGAGAGTAGAGTAGAGAAAAGTAGAGTAAAGGAGAGTATAGGCGCGGAGCCGGACGCCGCCTCCACGCCGCCGGTGTGCCAGATCATGCTGAATGATAAATCCCTTTACCCTGTTTTTCAGGCTGACGTGGACAAATGGGCAGAACTCTACCCCGCCGTTGATATCCTGGCAGAGCTTCGGGAAATGGCCGGGTGGTGTGACGCAAACCCATCCAAGCGGAAAACCAAGGGCGGGGTACAGCGATTTATTAACGGCTGGCTTGCCAAAGAGCAGGACAGGGGCGGCGCTGGGTCAGCACCACCGGTTAGGCGCTATGGGAAGCCGGATATTCCTAAGGGCGCGTCCGGCGAGCTGGGGGACGCTGAGCTGGAAGCCATACGGCAGGTTCTGGCGGCGGGCGCAGATGAAAGAAGGGATGCATTATGAGAGAAAAACCCGGCCAGTCTGAAAGCCCATTTTGCAGAAACTGCACGCGGGACGATTGCCCCACCAACGGGGACGGCTGCAAGGCGTGGGAAACATATTTCATCGATAACTGGAACAAAAACATCATGAAACTATGGAAAAACCACAAAAAACAACGCCAATTTTTCCGGTACGAACACCCGGATTTGGTGAGAGAGGGGATTGTTTTTGAGAATGAATGACTTGGAGCAGATGGCAATCGACCGCCTGAAAGCAAAACGAGTTGTAAACCCGATTATCGACTGGACAGGCAAGGATGTGTACGGCTTCTTAGAAGATGCGAAAGCCCCGATGAACCCGCTATACGCCGAGGGGCAATGCCGTGTCGGCTGTATCGGCTGCCCTATGGCGGGCACGAAATGGCGTGAAGCGGAGTTCGCCCGGTGGCCGAAGTACAAGCAACTCTACCTGAACGCCTTTGAACGGATGCTGGAGGAACGCAGACGGCGGGACAAGGAATCGGCTTGGGTTACCGAAAATTGGACTACCGCAGAAGATGTGTTCCGCTGGTGGATGGAGTACGATGTGCTACCGGGACAGACCAGTATGGAGGATTTTCAGTGAGCAAGGCGAAAATGTACGGCTGTTTCAAGCCGGTGAAGCGGAATTGCACCCCGCCCCGGTGGGGGGAAAGTCCCTCGGGGGAATAAAGGAAAACAGAAAGGAAATGCAAAATGAAAGGTTACAAAGGATTCAACCCCGACTTGATCTGCAAGGATAAGCAGTATCAGGAAAATACCGTCTTCGAGGAACCGGAGGCGAAAATCTGTGAAAAGGGAATGCACTTTTGCGAAAATCCATTTGACGTGCTGGACTATTACGATTTGATTCGCTCTGATGGAACGCCGAACGAGTTTGCCGAAGTTGAAGCGCTGGACGAGCCAAAGACGGATGATAAGAAAAAGTTCTGCTCCCGAAAGCTGAAAATCGGCGTAAAACTGGGACTATCCGGATTTATCAAGGCATGTGTGGATTTTGTACTGGAAAAGACTATTGCTGAGACGCCGCGTGGAAACGTTGATTCCGGGAACTCCGCCCAGATTGGCAGCTCCGGGGACTCCGCCCGGATTGGCAGCTCCGGGAACTCCGCCCGGATTGGCAGCTCCGGGAACTCCGCCCGGATTGGCAGCTCCGGGAACTACGCCCAGATTGGCAGTTCCGGGAACTCCGCC